TTTCAATCTTGTGGTAGAAGTAAATTAGCTAAAGATAAGAAAAGAAAATATCCTAAATGTGTACCAAGAGCTACAGCAAACAGGATGACTAAATCACAGATAACCAGTGCAGTAAAAAGAAAAAGAGCAAAGGCACAAGGTGTAGGTGGTAAACCAACAAACGTAAGAACATTTGTAAAAAAGAAGAAAAAGAGAAATGGTCGCAAAGCTTGAGACAATACGAAAGAAAATTAAACAAGGTAAGAAACTAGGTTTTAGTGAAAGAGCAAGAGCAGTAAACAAAGGTTTATTACCTAGCAAAGCAAAAAAGAAAAAGAAATCATGAACATAACACCTGAGTTAATTACTACACTGCATAATATATCTTGGCTTGATGGTATACTTTATATTATACTTGGTCTAGGTGTTTATGCAGCATATAGATGGATAAAAAAGAAATGGTAAGAAAATTAAAAAAAGTATCAAAACAATTAGAAAAAGCTTCTAGATTACATAAGAGGCAATCGGAGATTGTAAAAAAATATGTCAAGCAAACAGAAAAAAAGAAGAGACCCAAAAGTAGGAACAGGAAAAAAACCTAAAGGTTCTGGTCGTAGACTATACACAGACGAGAATCCAAAAGATACAGTTAGTATTAAATATGCTACTGTAGCAGATGCTAAAAAGACTATAGCAAAAGTAAAAAGAATTAGAAAACCTTATGCTAGAAAGATACAGATATTAACTGTATTAGAACAACGAGCAAAGTTTGGTGGTAAACCAGAACAATCAAGATTAGCAAAAGCAGCTAAACAACAATTAAAGAGAGCTAGAAAAACATAATGGCACAATCAGGAACATATAATTTTAATTTAGATATAGATGAAGTAATTCAAGAAGCAATGGAAATGATTGGTGGTGAACAAACACTAGGTCATGAGCCACAGTCTGCTAGACGTTCTATTAATTTAATGTTAAATGATTGGCAGAACAGAGGTGTGTTACTTTGGAATACAGATACAACAACAGTAACAGTATCTTCTAGTGTTACAACTTATGATTTAGATTCTTCTGCTATAGATGCTTTAGTAGTAACCTTTCAACCAAATAGCACTTCTGCAGAAACTAAATTAGAAAGAAAGTCTTTTGAAGAATATCATATCATACCTAATAAATTTCAGACAGGTAGACCTACACAATATACTGTTAAAAGAAATTTATCTAATCCTAAAATATTTTTATACCCTGTGCCAGATGCAACTGGTCTTATACAAGTAGAATTAATACGTCAAGTTCAAGATGTTAATAAATCATTTCAACAAAATGCAGATGCTCCAGTAAGATTTTTACCTTGTCTTACTGCAGGTCTTGCATATTATATGGGATTAAAAAGACCAGGTATACCTAGTGAAAGATTAACATTGCTAAAAGCAAACTATGAAGAGTTACTAAAAAGAGCAATGGAAGAAGACAAAGAAAGAGCAAGTATATTTTTTAAACCTAAACTAAGAATTATTTAATGGCTACTGAAAAAAGAGCTATAGCAATGTGTGATGAATGTAGTTTTGTTTATCCATTACGAGTAATGAGATTAACTAGCTATAACACATTAAGATGTCCACAATGTTTTGATGGTAGATATGATTTACATAATCATCCACAAAATAGAGTTCCAGATGTTAGAGAAGACCCAGCAATAAGAAATGCTAGACCTGATGATGGTGGTAGAAATGCAGTATGGAATGAAACAGACATAACGTGGAATGATGATTCTGTAGTAAGTGGTAGAAGGTGGGATACAATATGACAACACTAACAGGAAGATTAATAAATAATACGTATAAGCAGCTATTAAAAATAGGTGTTTCTACTAATACAGGTATAACTAGTTCTTTAGTAACAATACAAGATGGTGATGGTAGTGCCACAGCTTTACAGTTAGCTACAAGTGCTGCAAAAATAGATGGCACATTATTTGTAGGAAAAACTTTTGGAGTATCAGGTGATGCTTCTGTAGCTGGTGATTTAGCTATCTCTAATAAAGTTTGTGCTAGTGCTTTTCATGGTGATGGTTCTAACTTAACAGGATTAGTATTTACCGGTGATGTATCTGTATCAAGTTTGATTGTTACTAATAATGTAACTGTAGGTGGTAATGTTACTATCGGTGGTAATATTATGGTATCTGGTGGTGAGATACAAGTTAAAAATACAGGCACACAATCTAATATAAAACTATATTGTGAATCTGCTAACGCACATTATGTAGCTTTACAAGCTCCACCACATAGTTCTTTTAGTGGTAATATAACAATAACACTTCCAACAAGTGCAGCAACATTAGTTGGTACATCTACAACAGATACATTAACAAATAAAACATTTGGAGATGCAGTAACATTTGATGATGATATATCTGTTAGTGGTAATACTAACTTAGGTGGTACTGTAACAGTTGCAGGAGCAGCTTCATTAGCATCTACCTTATCTGTGGGTGGTGCTGTAAATATGTTAAGTACAGCAACTGTATCAGGAACTGCAGGATTTTTAGGAGCTGTTAGAGTTTCAGGAAATGCCTCTGTAGGTGGCACATTAGATGTTGGAGGTAATGTAAGTCTTGGAGGTAATGTAACTGTAAAAGGTGATGTGCATGTTAGCTCTAAAGTTTGTGCCTCTGCATTCTATGGTGATGGTACAAATATTACAGGTATACCTATTACAGGTAATATATCAGTTTCAAATGCACAAGTTGGTGGTACATTAAATGTATCTTCAACTGCAACAATACAAGGTGCTACACATTTACAAAGCACATTAAGTGTAAATGGAGCAGCAGGTTTTAATTCAACTGTAACAGTAGCAGGAGTAGGAACATTCAAAGATAGTGTGTCTGTTTCTGGTAATGTTAATATAGGTGGTACAACTACTATTGCAGGTAATGCAAGCATTGGTGGTACACTTGATGTAGGAGGTAATGTATCATTAGGTGGTAATGTTACAGTTAAAGGAGATGTACATGTAAGTTCTAAAGTATGTGCTTCAGCATTCTTTGGAGATGGTTCTAATTTAAGTAATATTACTGCTGTTGTTCAAGGTAATATATCAGTTTCAAATGCCACTATAGGTGGTAATTTATATGTAAGTGGAACTACTACAGTTGTAGGTGCCGCACATTTACAAAGCACAGTTAGTATCAATGGTGCTGCAAACTTTAACTCTACAGTTACGATTAAAGGAGATGTTTCAGTATCTGGTGATATGAATATTGGAGGTCATACCACAATAGCTGGAGCAGTATCTTTAGGTAGTACATTAGATGTAAATGGTAATACTTCTATAGGAGGTACACTTTTAGCAACAGGTAAAGCAGAATTTGAAGATGATGTTTCTGTAAGTGGTAGTGCTACTATTAAAGGAACTGTAAGTGTTGGTGGTGGTATTATTGATTTAAAAAATACAGGTTCACAATCAGAACTTAGAATGTATTGTGAATCAGCAAATGCACATTATGCTGCATTAAAAGCACCTGCACATGCAGATTTTTCTGGTAATATAGCTTTAGTAATGCCTGCATCTGCAGATACATTAGCAGGGTTAGCAGCAACACAAACATTTACTAATAAAACTTTTGGAGATAAAGTAGAGTTTGATAATGATGTTTGTATCTCAGGTAATGCTTTTATAGGAGGCACTGCTACTATAGCAGGTAATGCATCTGTAGGAGGAACATTAACTGTTGGAGGTAAAGCAGAATTTGATGGTGCTGTTTGTGTATCTGGTAATGCTGCAATCGTTGGTAATGTTTCAATAGGTGGCACATCTAATATAACAGGCAAAGCAGAGTTTGAGGATGATGTATCAGTAAGTGGTAATGTTGTAATAGGTGGAACAACAACAATAACAGGTGCAGTATCTCTTGGAAGTACATTAGATGTTGCAGGTAATGCATCTGTATCTGGTGACTTAAATATTGGAGGTCATGCAACTATAGCAGGAGCTATGTCAGTTGGAGGAGCATTATCAGTTGGTGGTGCAGTTAATTTATTATCTACAGCTACAGTAAGTGGTGCAGCAGGTTTCTTAGGCACAGTTAGAGTTAGTGGTAATACTACAGTTGGTGGTACATTAGATGTTGCAGGAAATACTTCATTAGGAGGTACTGCTAAAATTACAGGTGCTACAACTATAACAGGTAACTCTGGTTTCTTAGGTACTGTAAGAGTATCAGGTAATACAAGTTTAGAAGGACAATTACAATTAACAAAAAGTGCAGCAGCAGTTGTATGTGCAACAGCTATTAATGGTATTACATCTGTATCATTAAACTTTGGTAATGCACAAAACTTTAGTACAACAGTTACAGCAGCACATACATTAGCTAAACCTACAGGATGTAGAACAGGACAAACAGGAAGTATTTTCTTGACACAAAGTGGAGGAAGTGGTACAATGGCATATAATGCAGATTTTAAATTTATAGGTGGTACAGACCCAACCTTATCAACAGCAGATGGTGCAGTAGATAGAT